AAAATGTTCCTGCATGATTTCTTCGGAGATGGCATCGCTCTTATCGTTGGCAATGTCGCGAAGTTCCTGTGCCAGGGCATCCATACGCTGCTTCCGTTCGCGAAGCGCTGCCAAGTGTGTGCCGCCCTGGTTCATGGTAGACGCATTCATGAGGGTATCCGTATCAAACGATTCGTCGGCCCGCTGCGCAAAGACGCCGGTCTTGATTTCCAGATCTGTGCCATTCTGTACCGCTGTATCTACCTGTTCCGGCGTAACTATATCCCGTTTTACGAGGTCGTTCAGTACGTTGACGCCTTCCGAAGTCCGGGCCAGTTCCTGGGCATCGGTGTAGATAGTGCCCATATCGTGCTGTTCTGCCTGGCTTTGGATGACGGTTCGATACGTGGACGGAGAATCTGTAGCCAGCTTATTGTCCGATTTATTAGCCACAAGGTCTGTAATCATTTGTTTTTCTACGTTGCGCTGATATTCTTCGCGCCAGGCGTCAACTTTGAGGCTGGCAATATTACGCATGGCGTTATAGTGCCCGGCCGTATGCATCCCGGTTCCCATAGCGCCCATGCCGAGGGCGGCCGGGACAGCCTCTACCATCGCGTCGACGGCGTTGTTGAGCACATCGCCGACGGTGTTCCATCTTCCCTTATGATGGATTCCATATTCTATGTTGGTTGCGACGTCACCGATGACGGACTGTACGCCTTCTTCAGTCAATTCAGACAGCGTCCCACGGGCGTACTGCTTCGCCCCTGCAATAGCGGCAATCTTAGCCAGGGCTAATTTGCCCTGGTTTACTACGTCCCGTTGAGCAGCCGCATTAGTCAGCAGAGATTTTGCGGCATCTTTGCCAAAGGCCGCTTTAATCGGACCATAGCCGAATTCCAGCAATCCCAATTCGACGGCCCCATTCAGCGCGCCGACGACGGCACTATCAGCCAGCATGTTCGCCCGGCTGTATAAAGGCTTTCCATTCGACTGCTTCTGTGCCATCTGCCAATAGCGGTCGGCCATGGACTGTTTACTGATTTCTTTGAACAATCCCGTCCGCAGGCCCCAGGCGGCCCCAGTTACCCCGGCAGTTGCGAGGATTCCCGCCGTACCAATGCCCAGTGTTTCCGGACCGGCAGCGGCTGCTGCCGGTGCTGCCGTGGCCATGGCAAGGGCCATACCTTTCGGTACGTATTCCAGCGCCCGCAGACCCTGGGTGCCGTAAATCGTCAGCTGTTGGATAGTATCATAAACGACTTTGCCGAGGGCCGATGTGGGCCGGTCCTCTTCCTGGTATTCTTTCAGCCGCTGTGTAATTTCGTCGACTTCCGGTTTGACGGCTGCCATATCTTCCCCATTGACGGCGCGCATCTGTGCGTCATAGAGTTTGACCATATCCGAGCCAGAGTTAAAGGCATCGCCGAAGAGTTCGGCCGCGCTGTCGAAAGCATCGCCAATGCGTTCAAAAATACTGCGAGTATCATTCAAGTCCCGGTGATTCCGCAAGGCCAGGGCCGCACCAACGGGGTTTTCCTGCCGGAATTTCGCCAACTCCGGATAGTATTTATCCAGCGTTTCCGGCGAATACCAGTTATTGCCAGGAAGAAAGTCATTGATAGTCAATAGGGTATCGCGTTTCTTTGTTTCTTCAAGCAGTTCGGGATGATCTACCATATACTGCGGCGACACGCCGAGCATAGGGGCATAGGTATCGGCATCCTTGAGTACCTGCGCATTTTCGTTGAAAAGATTGCGCCAGATGTCACGGGCCGAATCGACGACCCATTCAGCGGCCTTCTGCCATTCCGGCTTTTCTTGCGGCTCTGGTGGGTTCAAGTTACCCGTGATGGTTGGCGTTGTCAGTAAATCCGGTATTTTACGCATGACAGGCCGGCTGGATGCGATAATTCCCCCAATTTTCTCATCATTGGCGGCCGCTTCCTGGGCTTCGGCTTCATGCCGTTCAGCCGTTTCTTCTGCCGATGGCGTAATCATGGCCTGCGTCTGTTCTTTGACAGGTGTTATTTTAAGGGCATCGCTCATATCGCCCGACGTATCAAAGGTATAGTCTGCCATATTTCCTCCTAATAAATATAAGACCCGCCACCTTCGGACTGGTCTTCATCTTCCCCATTCACATAAGCTATATTATTTTCCACGTGTTCCGTAACGCTTTCATAGACGGCATCAGCCGCTTCGCTGACAGCTTCGCCAACTTCACTGGCCGTTTCCGTCAGGGTGTCAACATAGCTATTGTCATCATCACTGCTATCACTACTATCTCCATCATCACTGGCCGCTTCAGCCGATTCTACTACATCGGCCAAGGTCCGTTCGCCGTCGAGGATTTGCTGTACGTCCCAGCGGTCAATGGTATACGAATTATGGTTCCAGTCTGTAACGATTGCATATCCATCGTCACCTACCGTAATACGAAGGATACCTGCTGCCCGCATTTGTGCTTGTGAATAGCCACCATTCGTCGGATCTGCCGTTATAGCATTGACGCCAAACTGAATCAAATCATTCATAGACGGTTCATTTCCATTGTGTTCGGCACGGTATTGAACGGCTGCCCCGCGAATCAGCTGCTGAATAACAGGCCAATTTCCTTTAAATTCCGCCGGATTGATACCGCTGGCATCAGCAATCTGCTGAGGCGTGATATTGTACATCGGCTTATATTCACCGGTCCCGTTCTGATAATCACTGGCCGCTTTTTGCAAGGTATTGAGGTTTGAAGCTGATAAGTGAATCCCGTGATTATTGCAATAGTTGACTATGTCGTTGAAGGACTCTATGCCGTTGCTTCCGAACAGTGATTTTAGGACAGTCATATTGGCCCCGCTGCTACGATATCCGCCGCTTCCACCACGCCCACCGCCGCGGCCGCTTCCTCCGGATCCGCCAGAGCCGCCAGTACGGAAGCTGACATAGGCACTGATACAGCTTTTCAGCGTCGTATATACATCAGGATTGTTGTAGCCGTATCGCTCTGCAATGGCTAAGTAGGCTTGCGGGTCCAGATTTCCCGATTGATAGAGCTGCTGCATCTCCATTCTTCCCTGTTCGACGATAGCGTCATTAGCTTCTTTTTCCTGCCGTTTCTGCTCAGCAATGATAGAAGTCGCCATTTGCTCCGCTTTTTGGAGTTCGCCTTCGTCATAGATGACTTCCGTATGAGCCGTCACACCGCCGGATTTTTCCAGGCCGCCGTGATAACCGCCTAAATGGAGATGATAGCCACTGCCGGCATCGTGGAAGAGGACCTGGTCAAAGGCGCCGCTGTCTTCAAAAGTTTTGCGTACTTCTTCGGCTTTCTCAGCGCTGGTTCCTTCAGGCAGTACAATGTCGACAGCATTGCCCCCGTTCGGTCTAATAATGTGCTGACTGGTCGGTGAGCCATTGACTTCGGCGTTATGTTCCCGTGTCCGGGCAGCTGAAGAAATTTCCGCGCCATCGGCGACGCCCATCTGGTTGAGCATCCCGCCGATGAGCGGAAGGGCCTGCTGAAATTCCGGAGTCAGTTCTTTAACTTGTTCGTCAATATCCGCTCCCTGGGTTGGCAGGTTATACGGCTGTATCTTGCTGCCGCCGTTACCGGATAGGTCCATACCATCTAAGGAGTCGTAATTATGCTTGACAAGCTGTTTATACTGTTCCGCCGCTTCCCCACTGCCATTGTATGCCCGAACACCTTCCCAGGGGTCGCCGCCGTTTTCGTCGGTCTTCTGTTTGAGGATATACGCGCCAGCACGGATATTCTGTTTCGGATCCGTATTCCAGCCAGGGAATTTGTTGTCAAGGTCATAGGCCCGCGCCGTTTCATCGGTAATCTGGGCGTACCCGCCGCCGTCTGCCATGTGCATCCCTTCGATGGTATCGCCACCGGTTTCACGCATGCCTGTAGATAAGTAGATTCTAGGGTCCAGTCCCTGTTCATGGGCGGCGTCGATATACCAATCGACAACCTGGTTTCCCGTGCTGGCACTGCCACTATATACGGTCTTCGTCGCCCCGGCCCGGATATATTCAGCTCTCTTTTTGGGGTCATTTGGATACAGGCGGGCCGCTTCTTTGGCCCGTTCCAGCAGGCCATTATCATGTTTCCGCTGCAAGAGCATATGCCGCATGGACGTCAACTTGCTGTCATCGACCCAGGGACTGACCTTTTCCAGCAAGGCCGTCGCTTTGTCGAAGTCCGATGCATTACCGCTGGCCGTCAAATTGGTAAGCACCGAGTTGACCATCGTCGTGGCTTTGTCTTTTATCATGGCGTCCATCTTATCTTTCCCATAGATATTGCCATAGAGGGCATAGGCCGTCGCCGTAATGCGGTTCAGCCCTTTGAACAGGCCGTCGCTGTTGCCGCTTTCGACGAGGTGGTCCGTTTCGTTCGTGACAAAGGTATTGAACGTGTTGTCCCGATGTTCCAAGTCTTTCGCGTACTGGTATTTCATGACCTGGCCCGCCCGCTGAACGTTTACGTCATCAGCCATGCGCAGGAAGGCATCGTGGGCTTTCTGGTAGTTCGGCAGTCCGGCCATGGCCGATTCCCGGATAGCCCGTTCGCCGGCCTGGTACTGATTAACGACATCCAGGGCATTTATGTCCTGCTTATTCAGCAGTCCCGTATCGGGGTTGTTGAGCAGGTCGTTCATGCCTGCTTCGTATTTATTCTTTGCGTCCAATACGCTCAGGTTGATTTGGTCGTCGACATAGGCCTGCATCTGTTGCTGAACGGCGCTCATACCGGTTTGCCAGGCTTTAGCGCCGGACACGTTGGCCCCATAGGCATTGGAGTCGCTCGGGGCTTGGACATTGCCATGGATGGTGTTCGGGTCCACGGACGGGTTATAACTCTTGATCTGCATGATTTCCTCCTAGTAGTATTTTTCAAGATTGACCGGACGGATACGCGGCTTGGAATCGTATTTAGCAATCGCCTTATCCAGGTTGACTGGCGTAATCCCGGTATACGAGTAGGCCGGCGTGAAAATGCCGGCTTCCTGTTTGAACCGGTTCGTATAGGTATAGTGGCCGCTGGTCTTGTCGGCGGCTCCGTAAGTTCGATGGATACCGTACATGGACGCGGCCGTCCCTAGAATCGTGCCCCATAAGGCACTCTTTTTCTGCGCTTGTAAGTTCGCCGCGCTGGTCCGGTAGGCATTGGCCTGGTTCTGATAGTTGACCTCGTTCACATGTTCGGACCAAACGTCATTGCGCTGATTCTGCAATAAGGTACTGCTGTCATCCCGCCAGGCATCATAGCTGGAAGACAAAGCATCCAAAGGGGACCCGCTGAGTTGCAGTCCGCTGGCCCCGGCCTGAGCGGCTGTCTGCCCGGCTGCTAATTTCATGCGGTCATGCAGCTTAGACTGCTGCGCTGCATATTGTTCGGCAATCTGTTCTTGTTTGACCTGGCTGATACGGGCATTTTGTTCGGCTGCCTTAGCCTGGGCATTATACAGCGCCGATTGTGCGTTATACTGCTGTTTTTGCTGGTTGTACTGATTGATTCCCTGTATGGCTGTAAGGGCCATCATCCACGGTGCGCCGCACATGTCTTTCATCCCCTTTCACAAAAAACAACTGCCACGACATATCTTTATAAAGAAAGGGCCGCGAGAATTCCGCGCCGAATGATTTCAGCCAGCGTCGGGACTTCTCGTTGCTCTGGGTTATCATATTCCACATTTTCGGAAACCGCCGCTTCCACTTCGGCAGAATCTGCCGGCCCAGGGCGACGAATTCTTTCTTGTAATGCTGATAGAGGTCATGTCGTGCGACACACCACACGACATGGCCATGGCCGCAAATTACACTGCGGCTGACGCCGAACAGCAATAGCGGCTGGCCATCGATGTAGGCGATGTAATTTTCGTAGTCTACATCGACGGCAAAGGTTTCCAAGTCGGTATCTGTGGCTTTTAATTCCATATCGTCCCGATTCCGCAGGCGTTTTGCCAGCCAGCGGACGTCGGGCAGTAATTCTTTCGTTATCGGTTTAACCGTTATATGCGCTAACCAATCCCCCATCAATACTGACCTCCTTGATTATGGCGTTGAGTTTAAAGGGGTACGGTTCATCACTCATGATACACAAGTGGTTGCGCGTGTTGGCCCCAATATCGTATAAAGGGACGCTCTGAGTCAGGTCCCCGGAAAATAAGGTATATTCGTCGGTGTATTTGAGTTCATCCATTTTATCGAAAGTCAGGCCGATTTTACCGCCGTATGTATCTTCGACGCGCAGGGTGACCGCGTTGATTTTATGGACGCGCCCCTGTAGGGTTCCTTCCCGGAGGCTGACTTCCATGCCAGGCTGTTCAATCTTGGTCGTGTACGGCAGGCCCGCGATGATACGGCTATACGACTCATCAAGATGTACCATGCCGTCAGCTGGGACGACTTCGTCTTTCTGACGGATACCGTCACCTACGACGGTCACCGTTTTTCCGATGAGGTGTGGTAAGGCAATCATTGTGCCGCTGCCCGTGACATAAGAGTCGGTGTATTGGTCGGTATCGTCGCGCATGACGGCAAACTGTTCCAAATACCGCTTCGGCTGCCCGTTCACGGTCCGTTCGACGATCGCGTAGAGTTCGTCGTTCTCGTTGCGTGGGATGGCGACAATCCATTTATATTTCCCGTCTGTGACGAAATGAGACCAGGCGAAGACTTTCTGCTCCCGTATCATCGTAAAGGCCAGAAGGACGCCGTCATCGCGGACGAAAAAGAGCGTAGAATCCGGTTCCTGGCAATAAGCCGATGAGAGCAGTTTATGGTTCTTGACTAAGTGCGTAGCCAGAATATCCAGCTCGTCGCCGTTATAGTTATCCGATTCGTATTGATAACCCAGGTCGCGGACGGTCGAACCGGACCGCTGGACATGGACGATACGGTTGCCGATGTGCTGCGGCAGACACGTCGAGGAGCCGCGCATGGTCTGTGACTTTGGGTAGGCTTTCGTCGGCGTCAGGACGCTGTCGCCACTGATGACCCATTCATTCCCTGACGTGAGGACGACGAGGTCCTGCGACGGGACGAGGTGGCGAATCTGATAGGAGTTGCGGACGATAAGGTCCATTTTGATAGCGCTGTCATCGGTGACCGTACCGTCTACTTTTTCGACGGAGAAATTCGGATAATCGCCGGTCTTACTCATCCATAGCGAATAGGGATTCTTGTAGTTAGCGGCAAAGACTAAGCGGTCCTGGAAAAAACAGGACTGCTGCGGGAAACCGTAATAGCTGTTCCACGACGATAATGCATAGTCGGCCGTTTCGTCGGTACTGCCGAATACATCTTTGACGGCAGCGGTAATGGTCGTCCCAGAGTTGACAGCGGTAATCTTTGCCGTCCCCGTATGGGTATATGGCAGTCGTGTCAGATCTACGGTCAGTTTCGATGACCTTGCCGCATCATCATCCCAAACTTTGACGATGAGACGCAAATAGCAGCCTTCCGTTTCACTCCCCGATTCCGTGTAGTTCTGGTCGTCATTGGATGTGTACTTGCGATATTCCCGCCAAATGGAGCTTTTCTTTTCCCGCTTCTGAAGAAGGATTTCGTAATAGTGTGTCCCGTGAGTGACGATTTTCCATTTTTCCCCGACATAGAGTTCACCTGACGTCCAGGTCGTCGTTTCTTCGCCCCATGATCCGGACAAGGTCTGGCTGCCGACTTTCTGGTTAAGCTGAATATAGCCACCTTCCATGCCACTGTGAAAAATAGCGGCTTGCGAGCTGATAGTCACGGTCCCAGAGGTGCCGGATGGCGTGACTTTATTATCGACGACGGCATCGAGCATGGCGTCATAATAGGGTTCGGTGATTTCCATGTCGATAAGGTCCCAGCCGTCCTGTTTATGCCGCAGCAGTTTTACCGGATACTGGCCGGAACAAATATACATGACATCGCCGGACTGGCTGAATTGTAACCCTTTAGGATTACTATAAGGCGTACTGATTTCTATGCCCGTATAGGTTCCGTCTTTCCAAATCCGGATGTATTGGACGCCGACTTCCAGGAGATACGCGTCAGTTTCAGAGTTGTAAAAACTAACGAGGATAGCGTCCTGAGTGCTGCTTTTGAGTTCGCCAATATACTTGGACCCCTGCCGACGGTAACAGCCGCCATAGGGGCGTATAACGGTGTTCTCCGCATCAAGCAATGCCGACTTGTACTGGTCTAAATCGCCACGGCTGCCGACTGCCGGGGATATTTCACCGGTCGTAAAGGCCGGCTGAATGACGTAGATGTTAGCCACGGTATCCCCTCCTTGCGGCGATATAGCTGCTTTCAAAAACGGTGTGCGGTTCCATTTCCCTGGCATCTTGTACCTGCGCCTGGGCGATGACAGCCCGGTACAGCTGATATTCGTTCTGTCCCTGCTGCGGGTTGCCGGTCAGCCGCATAGCCAGTTTCGACGCCAGCAGATGAGCAAAACCTTGCAGGAAAATCGTATCCATCAGTTCCGGGTCTTCCACATCCCACGTATAGTCGGCGTAGCACTGTTCGCCATTAGTGACGATGACTTTCGTACTGCTGCCGATATTGACGACGTCGAAGCGCTCATAGACGCGGTCAGCGCCGCTGGCATCGGATACGACGTTACGGATCATCAGGCATTTATCGGGATAGCCATAGGCAAAATCCCATCCCGGCACATCGACATCGACTACGGCCAGGCGCTCAATCCGGTGTGCAAACCCCCAGGGAAAAGACCGTAGCACTTCACGACGTGTCGGGTCGTAGAATAGTTTACAAGCTCTCGCATTTTCCACGCCTTCTTCCATGTTTTCAATGACGCCCTTGCCGATATGCGACAGGGCCATGTTACAAATATCTGTATCGGTCATGGCTGCTCCTTTCTATAGAGTGAGGGGCCGAAGCCCCTCCCATCTACAATCTGTGTTTCCGTACGAGGTCGACGAGGTCTTGTTTCGTCGCATCGTCGGGATACGGTATCCCGGCATGTTCCAGGCGAAGTCGCAGCTCATTGGCATGTAAATCTTCGAGTCTCCGCTTCTGCCCGGCATCCTTAAAGTGAATGGCTGGTATCATGCCAGGTCCGCATCCATGACCAGGGCGGCCGTCAAGGTACCACCAGTCAGGGCCGATGCGCCAGTGTATTTGATACGCATGAAGCCCAAGTCCCCATAGGGAACTTTTGTTTTCAAACCGTCGTCTTTTTTCAGGGTATACGTTCCCAGGGTAACGGCTTTTGTAAATGCTTCGTCTACAGCCGTCTGTAATTCGACGGTCAAATCGGCCGTAGCGCCGGGAGCCGTGACGTAGAGGATAAGCGGATTGCCCGCATCCCCTTTGCCGGTCTGGACGACGTCCGACGTGCCTGTCGTCGTCCCGTTCAGTGCTTTCTTCCAGTAAAAGGTGTTTTCGCCATCGTAAACCATAGGGTCCTCCTATTCTGTAATAACCGGTTCGGTATCGCTCAGGGCGTCACATTTGGACACTTCCAGGCCCTGTACATAGAGTTTCGGGATTCCGTTCAAGGCTTCGCTCTGGGTGACGTAGATGTTGTTTTTGTCGTTCAAATATAATTCGAGAATTGTATAGACTTTGTCCGACACGTAGAGAATCGGGCGTTTCGGGTTGACGATACGGTTCTTTGCGACGATGATATTTTCGACGAGTTTCTTCCGGTCGGCTGCCGTAATCCCTGTCGGGTTTGTGGCAACATCGACGTTGCGGATAGCCGCAACTTTACGGAGATTCTGGACGGCCAGGCCAGCGTCCCAGGAAAACCAGGTAACGAGGGCATTGTACTTGCCCCCTTCGCTATCTTCCACGATATGCTCGCCTTTGTCTTCCATTTTGAGTCCAGCCTGGGAGCCTTTTGGATAAATGCCGGTGACGGCATTTTCGCCCCAGTCGACAATATACATCGACGTCTGTTTATTTTCCGTCGTGCCGCCGGCGTTAATGGTCTGGAAGCCATAGGTTCCTTTATCACCCGTGAAGGTATTGAAGCGAATACCCAGGCCATTGAATTCATCGGGGTTCTTTTCCGTGTCGCCGTAGAACATATATTTCGCCAGGTCCTGCGTGAAGCCTTCGACGAAGGCGCCGTCTTCTGAACGACGGGTTGCTTCTTTGTCCGGTGCCAAGTTGACGATACGGACGTCTACCTGGCTCATGCCTTCCATAAGGCAGCAGGTATCGACAATCTGACGGGTCGTCGATTTCCCCGGCGTAATGCCGCGGTTGATACGGCGGAGCTGGGGATGAGGATACGACGTGCGCAGTGTCGTCTGATTGCCTGTCGGCAGGTTGCCTTCCATCCAGGGGATGTGCTGCATAATCGGGTTGCTCTGGGCCATGATTTCCATGATCCAGGCAATCTTGCCATCGGGATCCATACGCTTGCGCAGGTCCGAAAAAGTCAATGCGGTGTTACCGTAAGCCATAGTTTAGCCTCCTAATATTTTGAAAAATCTGTCTGATCATATAACGAGCGGCCGCTTCCTCCGCCGCTGCCCTGGCCACTGTGTCCCGGGTCTTCGCCCACAAGAGACGCCATTGCGGCCATGGCGCGGATCATGGCAATGTGGTTGCCAGCGCCGGTGAGGTTCAGCATTTGCGTAAAGCCCGGCACTTTTTGTTCCAGGTAGTTCCGCGTCGTACAAGCGGCTGCTACGGTTTCGTCAAATTTTCCGCCCAGTTCCTGGCGGGCTGTTTCGCCCCATCCCTGGATTTCCTGGACGTAGCTGTCCTGTACCTGCTGCGCGGCGGCTTGTGCCGCATCCCGTGCATAGGTCATGCCGAACCGTGCGGCCGCGGTGGCCTGGTCCTGCGTGGCCCCCAGGCCGTGAAGAATGTCGCTCAGCTGGTTCGACAATCCATCATCCATTTCGGCGTTTTCGCCAAAGATTTCATGAAGTGCGCCGGAGTAGTCATACGTTTCCGGTGCGGCCGGCGGGTTCGTATCCTGCGGGGCCGTCGGCGGATTCGTGTCCTGCGGAGCCGGTGACCCTTCGTCACCACCCAAGGCAGTGGGTACGATAGGAGCGGAAGGGGCGGATTCTGCGAATAACTGTAAGTCAAACATGTTTCTTTCCTCCTTCAATGCGGGCGATTTCCAAGGCGTATTCGTTTTCGGCCTGCTGTTTTTTAGTAATGTGGTCGACATCTCGTGTCAGCATGGCCAGGTATTCCAGCCCGACGGAACGCCTGCCTTCGTTATACGCCGTAATCAAGGCGCTGCGGTGAAAGGTCGGCACGTTGACACGCGCCCGGTCTAACAGGCGCATGAGGAACCACCGGCCTTTTCGGTCCGCCAGTACATAATTCAAAGCCTCCTGGTCGAGGCGCTGGTATTCATCCATCATGTTTCCATCCCCATCCATTCTCGTAATGCCGGATTGCCGTCATTGGCCGCATCAGTCAGATTCTTTGCCGCCTGGGCCAGCGGGGCCGCCTGCTGTGCCTGCTGCGCGGCCAGGGCCTGCTGCTGCGCTTCCTGTTCGGCTTTCTGCTGTGCCTCCAGTATTTGCTGATATTCGTCTTCCGAGCGGACCATCGTAGCCGGGACACCGATCCGGTCAAGGTACTTAGCCACGGCATCGGAGAAGTCGACACGGTTCACGACGCGCGGGTCGAGCTGTGCCGTCTGTCCAACAAAGGCCAGGCCCTGTTCAATCGCCGTCAGGCCGGACATTTTCTGTGCCTGTGCCAGCGGAGACAGGTACTCGATTTTGATTTCCTGCCCGTCGAGCAACTCCTGCACTTCGTCCGGCAAGGGTGGGAATACCTGGTTCCGGTCGAGGATGTTATAGACGCGTTCCAGCACTTTATTCAGAAATTCTGATTGCAGTCGTTCGACGACGGGTCCCAGCTGCTGAAGCTTTTCCTGGTTCCGGGCCATGACTTCCTGTGCTGTCATCTGCCCCCGGTCGAGCTGGTCGAGCATGAGGAATAGGTCTGTCGAATAGGCCCGTTTGATACGGTCTTCGACGCGGACGATTTTCTGGTCCAGCGTGCCAATATCCAGCTGTCCCTGGAATAAGGGACGAACAGCATTGTTCGGGTCCAGGTTCGCCGTATAGCCGCCAGGGAACAAATTGATACGGTGGGCAATATCTGCCGGCCCCTGCATGGGCGGTTTGATACCGAGTTCGGTAGCCATGGCCGCGTCGTACTCCATTTTTTGGAGCATCCGCGAGTCCGGCAGGGCATACCATGCCGGGCCGATACCGTATTCTTCCAGTCCCTTTACGTCATAGCGGGCTACGGGGATAGCCCATTCTTCAAATCCTGTAGCCGCCAATACTTCCTTGTCATTGGAGCCTTCCACCCAGTAGACAGAGCGGAACGGCATGTGCTGGTTTCCCAGTTCATCTCCGTCGGCTTTGTCGTTTTCTTCGACGAGCCAGCATACGGTAAAGTATGTGCTGTAGCCATTATTACTGCGGTAGACATCCTGCACGCTCTGTGGGCAGGCCTCCAGGCCGAATTTGCCGACAATCTGGGCCGCTGTCATGCGGACTTTGCGGGCAAAGGTATTGACGATACCCTGGGCATTGGTACCGAGGGCATAGGTGCCAATGGTATACGGCACAAAGGTTATGCCGCGTCCAGCGGCAAATATTCCCATAGGCGCCTGCCCCATGGGCAATTCCATGTATACCGTATGGACGGCATTATAGAAATTACTTCGTGCCAGGACATACTCTGTAATGTCACAGCGCTGATCTAACACGCGTTTGACCATGACGTTATCATTGAGCGTCATGTCGGCCAGGGTATAACGGAACCACTTCCGCGACGGCGGCGTCAGGCCCGACTGGATCCCCGCCGCAAAAATACTGCGGCAGTCGCCCGGCGTCGTGTTGTAGATATTGTCATCGTGCAGGTTCGGCTTGCCTGGCTGATCATCGTCGAACTTGCCATCGTAGGGAAGTTCATTGTCCCGTATGTCCTTCCATATATCCAGCCAGCGCTGGCGGTTCCGGAATAGTGCGGCATAGCGCTGTACGAGCTTTGATTTCTGCTGTATTGTGTTGGTCTTCTTGAATTTATGGCTGCCCGTCGGCGAGCGGGCCAATTCTGTTTCAATAACCGGTCTCATAGCATCACCCTAAAGTATTCTTGCCATTGGTGCTCCCTAAAATGGAGTCCAGGCCGGACCGGAAGTCCCGCAACTGCGTCGCCGAAAATCCGCGTTTCTTCTTCGCATTCCTTGTGGCATCGTCCGTCGTATTGCTCGTATCATCGCCGACGTTGACGGTCGTTGCTACGGGGTCGGCCTGCGGGACCGTCGGGGTACTGCTGCCCCCGCCAAATCCCAAAATGCCACCAATGGCTTTCCCTACTTTTCCACACATAGTGTTACCTCCTCTTGAACAAATCGTATGTCGTATTAGCCGTCCCTATATCCGCATCCCTGCGGAGTACAGGAAAGGCAAAGGTCAGCGCCAGGGCATCTGCTTCGTTCGGAGATGGAAGCCCGCGCCGCTTCATGTCTTCTTTTTTCTCCAGCTGTATTTCGCCTTTAGCATTGACAAAGGCTTCCGGCCCGATGAGGTCGTCATGGATGACGTCCCCGTCTTCGAGTACCCCGCCATCCCGCAGCCAGTCCCGGAGGGCGCCCCACATTTCGGCCCGCTTATTGGCATAGCCCCGCTTTCCGGATGCACTGCCAAAGGCCACGAGCCGCCACTGGCGCCCCATGGTCAGGCCGAAAGAGTACACGCCCGTTCCGTAACCCTGGTCGATGAAGACGGCCTGGGCCTGGTACTGGTCTTCAAAGGTGGCAATCTTTCCGGCGATGACACCGTCGTTGTCGTTTTTCGCATACGACGCAAGCTTGCGGCTGTACAGTCCCTGACGCAAATAGATGACGGTCGCATCACCGCCGCTCCAAGCCATGTCGACGCCGAGTATAACCGGCGCAAAATTGTACTGAGCAGGCCGCAAGGCGCGTTTCTGTGCATCTTCTACAAGTTGTGCCGAGATGAACTGATTTTCTGATGTAGCCGGAAATTCGCCGCGTACACGGACCCGGAAGAAGTCCGAGTCTTCGCCGTATTGATTCTCCCATTGTTTTATTTGGGCTTTATTCGATATAGGTACAGACCGGCTGTCTATCTTCTTTGTGTTCCAGTATTTCCGGTATTTCGTAAAGCAATCATGGAAACGCCCGGTGTTACGCGTCGGGTTGCCGAAGGCACACCAGATAATCTGGGTATCCGTATCGGTCAGCGCCCCTTCGGCGACTTCCCAGATAGCATCGTCAATGGCCGAGGCTTCATCGAATACCAATAGGATTCGGCTGCCCTGATTATGCAACCCGGCGAAAGCTTCCGGATTGTCTTTACTCCAAGGGATAGCATCAATACGCCAGGTCCGGTCGTGCCCTTCCTGGATGGAAAAGAGCGACGTTGCCGTCAGATGGAACAGCTCTTTTCCGATGAAACGCCGATACCACTTCGCGAGTTCCGGCCAGGTCTTCGTCCGCAGCTGTGCTTCTGTATTTGCCGTGACGACGCCGCGCGTATTGGGATACGTTGAGATAGCCCACAAGATGATCCAGGCGACCAGCGCCGATTTGCCGATACCATGACCAGAGGCCACGGCTTGATGAATGACTTCATTCGGCGTAGCCAGCCCTTTCCCTATCATCCTTAGCTGTTCCAGCTGCCAGTCCTGTGGCGCCTGACCTTGCAGATCCGGGTCATGGTCCCAGTCAAAAGCAAACCAGACAAAGGCTTCCGGATCGTCACTTACTTGCCCCAGGCAGTCTATGACTTGATAAGCTTCATCTATGGTCATTCCTTTTTCTTCCTTTCCATAGCGGCTTTGAGCCGGTCTTCTGTATTTACAGATGCATCGATACTCAGGTTCCCTGTTACTTCCGTCTGCTGTTTCTGCTTCCAGTCACTCCCGGCCCGGTTCGTCAAGTAGAAGATACCGGCCCTCGTATCTGGCGGATAGTAGCAGAGGCTGTTTTTCTCCGTTGTCGTCGTAACCTTCTTGCCGTCTTTTTCGACGGTGACAGTTTCGGACTCGTGGATTTTCTTTTCGATTCCCAAGGCCCGCGTCAGGAGTGCATTTTCTACGCGAGCGATGCAGTATTCTTTCGGCTCTTTGAGGGCCTCCGAAAACTCTACATGTTCGGCCTGCCATTTGTAAAACGTAGACAGGCTGATACCGATGTAGTCGGCGATTTCATCATTAGTCCATCCCTTGCGGCACATGGACTGGACAATCATCATGTTTTTCTTTGTATTGAATTTAGCCCATGTCACAGCGCGGCGCTTCTTAGTTTTTATTTTGCGCGCGCTATTTGGGCGCGTATTATTTTTATTTAAAAATATCTTTTCCCGGCAAATCGGGGTTCCCCGGATTTTATTGGCTGTCATTTAAAAACCCTCTTTCTGGACCGATAGGGAACCGGCTCATGGTTCAAATCTGACACATGACGTTTCGCCCGATGATATTTCAGCTCAAAACACACGCAGCGCTCATGGACGATTTCCAAGCGCAGGTTCGTACAGATTTCCATTTGATTGAACTTGCAGCGGATGTTATCGCAGTGAATCATGGCCGTCCCCCCCCTTTCTGGGTACAAAAAAGGCGCTCCGCGGTTAGGCGAGCGCCCGTATTTTGTTGTTTTCTGACACTATCATTTTACCACAGGTTCGACTCCTATTTACTCCTGTCTTTTAAAATCTCGATAAATTTCCGCATCCACGCGGCCCGTATCAGACTGTTCAGCTGCTCCAGTGCCAGGCGGTGACTGTTATATGTCCGGGACGGCGATAAGTGAATCCGCATGGCGACTTGTTCCCATGTCAAGAAGTCGACGTAGTAGTATTTCAAGATGGCCCGCGACCTGGCATCTGGAAGCAGGGATATAAAGTCTTTTCCCATTTCCCGGATTCGATAGAGTGCCGCTTCTTCGCGGGCAATCTTTTTCACAAATTGTTCGATGTGAACGGGGATACGCGATAAGTCGTTAGGACCGCCAGCGCTGACACAGGGCCGCGACGGGTTCGAGACTTTCAGGCATAGCCCGTTTTCCTCCAGGTATCGCTCATACTTCAGCTCTTCCAGCTCGTAATGCTGTTCCCGAATCAACAATAAGAATTGCTTTGCATCTACGATATTAGCTCTGACAATGTCCACCTTACCACCTCAACAGTAAATACGTAATTCCGAGCCAAAAGATAATCGCCCAGGCAATCATTGCCGTCCACACAATCCGTTTCAGGTCCATGCTATCGGTCCTCCTTCGGTATCCGTGCTATCGGTGCCCAGTAATGTACCCGCTTCTGGTCGATAAGCTGCTGTACATCGTCGACAATCCAATATTCCCCATCAAAAAATCCACATACCTGGAATCCGTATTCGGTGTCAGCGTACATCGCGCATAACACGCGGCGTCCTATTTCAGGCATTTCTTCCCTCGTTGCTACCCATTTCATCACATTTCACCCTTTCCTTTATTTTTCTTCGTTTTTTCGTGGAGAACCCGCAAGTGATCCAGTTCCTGATAAGATCCCGCAAGTGATCCAGTTCCTGATACAGCGTCCGTGCTTCATACTGTGATTCGGCGATATAATTTTCCGTTGTGATATTTCCGTTAACATGTTTATCATGAAGTTTCCAAAGGCTGCACGTTCTCTGCCAGATGCTTTCTGATACTGTCTGGTATTCTTTCAGTGCCAGGTTTTCTTCAGAGTCCATGGCATCCTCTTCGTTTTCCGGTTCATGTTCCGCTTCCACCGCCGCAGGACGTTCCGGTTCTCGACCAGCTTCCACCATAGGCCGTGTTTCTTCTGCTGGCTCTTCGGCCGGCTTGTCGTCGATGAAGTCCATGATGGTTGTCTGCCGTGGATCATCGGCCGGCTTATTACTAATGCCGTTCATGTCTTTATAGTGGCGGACATCGGCCAGGCTGATTTCTTCAATGCCAAAGGTGTTATGCGTGGTCAGCAGTCCTTGCTGGTCTTCCGGCCGCATCTGGCAGATTTCATAAGCTGCCGAGACGCCCAGTTTGCCGTCTTTCATTTTCTGCTGCAAGTCGACAATGAGATTATTATAAATCGCACAGAGACGGCCAATGCTGCCGCTGCTCTTATGCAGGAGTTTCTGCATGGCCTGCCGCTTCGTTTCGGAGATGACCCCTTCCTGCCGCTGGCGGGTAATGATTTCATCAGCCCGCTGCGCTTGCAGGACTTCTTCCCATGGTGTCAGGATACGGGCCGCACTATTGGCCCTAATGAGTAATCGTTCCGCCTTCGCATGGTCCGGCTCGATTTCACAAGGCAGGTCCGCTTCCACGTCGGCCCCGTCGACCAGCAGTTCTTTGACGGCCTGACAGCGCCGGTGCCCGCTGATGATGATGTACGTTCCATCGCCCTTCGGTTCGACGATGAGGTTTTGGCGAACGCCGCCGTCTTCTAAAATGCTGGCTTTCAGCTCATCCAGACTGCCGATGTGGTAAAAGTTCGCCGGGTTCGGGATGAGCTTGCCTACGTTGATGGCCCTCACGGCCCGTGCCGTCTTTTGCGGTACGAAGCCCAGGCTTTCTGCTAAATTCATGTGCTACCTCCTGTCCAATTTGGACAACCTGTCCACGATTTCATTCATGACACGCCGATACTGCCAGGCCGGCTTGATGCACATTGGCTTTAAATGATGGTCCGGCCCGGTCAGTTCTGCCAGCGGCTTATGCTCGATAGTCGATTCAGCTACCCAGGCACTGCGGCTGATGGCCGTCGTAAATAGCGGCAGACGTTCGCCAAGCAAAGCCTTTACGTCATCACGGTACCATGCCGGCTCATCGTGCGTGACCAGGACGCCCAGCACTTTCGCATCAAAGCCCGCTTCCTGCAAGTAGCTTAACTGCTGCATGAGGTTTTCCAGACCGTGCGTGCTGAAGGCATCCAGGCGGATAGGAATAATCAGATAGTCTGCACACCGCAAGGCTCCCGCCGTCAGTTTCCCCAGGGCCGGCGGGCAGTCGATAAGGCAAAGGTCGTAGTCGTCGGCAAAGCAATCGACGTCTAAGGCCGCATCTTCCATGGCCGATAGCGATAAATTTCCAGGGATAATGTCCAGCCATGGCCATTCCGTGCCGACTGGTTTTAGCTGAACAGGGACGTCCACATCATAGCGGCTGAAATATTGCGACAAGTTCCCTTGCGGGTCCCGGTCTACTAAGAGGACACGTCGCAAGCTATTCCTCTTAGTCCCTTTGAGTTTCTTTGTTCGATGGGTTGCGTACAAATGCCCCAAGTTGGCTGCCGTTATAGTTTTCCCAACGCCGCCCTTGAGACTGTACACGGCTATTTTAATCATGGCCATGCTCCTTTTCATAGACAAATTTCAAATGACAGAATTCACTTTGCACACTAAGGCCGGATTTCTGGCAGCGCGTCTTGATCATGGCCATCATCTGGCCATAGCCGCCGATACCCATTTTCCGTCCCAGGTCTTCCACTTCGGCCATGAAGCTTCGCGTTTTCGGCTTCTTGATTTTGGGGGCCTGTTTATATTCCGGGTGTGCATCGTGCCAGCGCAAATTGATGATACTGCGGCTCAGACGCTTACATTTTGGGCTGCAATACTTTTGGCCGCGCCTGGCATCGGGCATGGTACGCTCACAGATACAGCACACGCCATGGGTCGGATGATAAATCCGCTGTTCAGCTGCCACGGAACAAGCTTCGCACAAGTTCCGTTTCTGGCTGGTTTCAAATGATTTTCCGCACAATTCACACGTGGCAATCATTCTTTCAGCGCCCCCTTTTCGCCATACAGAAAGTGCAGATAGTCGACGCAAATTTCCCGTGCCACTGCCGGTGTCTTGTGGTGTCGCATGAAGTGGCAGCGCGGGCAGAGCATGACGACTTTTGTTTCTTCGTCACTGCGATAAATGCCGCATGGTTCATGGTGGTACTTTACGCCATATTCAATCGGCACGCCGCACCAGATGCAATGGCCGCCGTCGCGTTCGTAAATCTTATCGTAAAATTCTCTGGCCTTCTTGCCTGTCAGGTGAATTCTCTTCTTTTTTTCAAGTTCCATTGTCGGGCCTTCTTTCTATTCGTCCGGTGCTTGTATACCCGGAATTTGACCAGGCGCTTATCGTAGATATACTCAACGCACCCATAACATTCTTTGCCGGTCCGCCGCCCGTGCTCGAATTCGACGAAGTGGATTTCCTCGTCAATCCGGACACATTCGTTTTTTCCGAGCAGCAGCGTGTTTTCCCGTCCCTCTGCCACGGCAGCGAACGGCACCGGCGATTTGCGGATCAGGTACACCAACGCTTTCCTCCTCTCTTATCATGCGATAGAACATGTACGGGAACCCATAGGCCGTATACCCGTATTGCACGGGCTTTTCAATGTAATAGCCTTTTTGGGGTTTCGGCTCCCGCCACGTCTTGGACTGTATGATTTCCTTTTCAACTTTTGGCTTGCGAAGGTTCCGGCTGCATCGATAGCGGGACCGCTGACAACGTTCTTTCTGGCAGTACGTTTCGCGCGTTTCTTTGACGAGATATTTTGCTACTCGTTCCGCATCAGCTGGCTGTCCGTCGTAATACCGAAAGGCGTTATAGGGAATCTTACCCCATTTCCATAATGCCTGATATTCCCGCCGTCCCCAGCCGATGTTGTTTATCAGCAGGTGATGATGAGGGCGATGGTTCTTTCCCTCACTCGTGCCAATCCACTTCAACTCATGTCCGGCTGCCCGGTAGTGCCGGCGCAAGCAGAGAATGAAGTTGTCCAGCCGCTTTTTCGCTTCAGCTTCGGTCGGAGCTTCCCCGGCATATGTCAGGTCCAGGCGTATGTCATCCTCTTGGAAGTTCTCCAGGATGAGGAGCCGCAGGTTCCGGATGGAGTTGCGCTCATTTACCTTCCACTGGTCGGCGCCGGTCTTATTGCAATTCCGGCTGCGCGGCATCGATGGATTATGGTAGCGGGCGGTATGATATTTTCTCACTTCGATGACGGGACCAGCTGTCACCGTTTCCATGACATACATGCCGAACCTCCTGTCCGCCGGTTGTTTGTATATTTAATACCTTTAAGCAAGTGTAAAATAGGGGCTTCCCCCTATCGGTTTTTCCTTGCTATATGTTATACTTGTAGTGTACCGACGATCTCTTTTTGCAACACAAGGACGAAAAGCGCTTCATTCTTTATGAGTGAGGCGCTTTTCTATTGCCCTCATGTTTTGCCGGAACTTTTCCACGGCCCGGCCGCCGCGTGTATCTGGTAGTGCCTGTTCCTCCGCCTTCGGCTTTTTCTTCGGCGCTTCTTGCTTTATGCCGTACCAGCAGGACCACAACATAGTCCCCGCAAAATATTGGCAGGCTTTACAATGGTCCTGGCAAATATCCTGCGCCCTGGCCTTGCAATAGATCCAGCTGTTCTCCGCTTTGCCGCATAGCGGGCATTCCATCAACTGCCTCATCAAAACTTGATGATCAGCCGTTGCCCGGGATGCAGGTCATCTGTGCCGGAAATGTTGTTGACTGTCTGTAGTTCATAAACACCTGCCGAATATCGTCACTATCGCTGGCAATGCCGGATGCAATGTCCCAAAGGGTTTCGCCCTCCTGGACGTAATGGATGCGCTGTTCTTCCAGCTGCTTCGCTTCTTCGCCGGCCGTATGGCCGATATAGATACCAATGCCGCAGGCCATCGTCAGCCCCAAGCAGAAGGTTATGCCTTCACGAATCCGCGACCGCTTCGACTGCATCTCCGTAGTATGATGGCCCCGTACTTCTGTCACCTTCATTTACATCAGCCACCTTTCAATCCCTTTCAGGACATCTACGATTAATGCTCCCGGGCTGTCATAAGCAACCCGGATGGTAATGTGTTCATAGCTTCTCAAGTTGGTAACTTCGACTTCGCTTTCGTCTTCCGTCAAAATGAAGCTCAAATCTTTTCCGGCATATTCTGCTGCCCGTTGAAGACAAGCCAGTACATCCCGTTTCTGTTCCCATTGACCACTCATGTTTTATCCTCCTTCCCCTGGGCTTCTTCCTTTGCCTTCCGGTATTCTTCCAAAGCCTGGACATTGGCCGGGTCCATATAAAACTCTAAAATGTCTCTATAGAATTCATCCAACATCGTCTTCACCGCCTTTCAAAGAAGAACATAACGTCGTTTTCTTTTTCTTCTACCAACCCGTAGCGTAGTGCGAGTCGGTAAATATAGACCTTCTTTAGCCGCGCTTGGAGCTTTTTCAGTTGTTCCCGGAAGTCGTCGATGCTCATTGTACTTTTGTAGAAATTGCACATCCTACACGCTGGGTTATAGTTTGCAAGCTCATCGGTGCCTCCTAAGTAATGGGCTTGGATGTGGTCTACTTGCATATCCTTGTAGTCGATGGGGCGGCCACAGTATGCGCAATGACCGCCATACTTTTGATATACTTTTTGTCTGATGGCTTTCGGGATTGCTTTATGACGCCGCTTTTTCTCTTCGTCTTTCATTGCCTTCATCCTTGCTTGGGCTTCACGCCATTTCTGATCTAGTTCATCATTTGTCATTATGAATCCATGATTAGTTTTTTCCATGTTCGCTCCCTTTAAAATAATTCACTTAAAGTGTACTTACGGAGTAAAAAAAATTTCTTCAATGGACCGATGGAAATAATTCGCCAGAGATGCTTTTACTTCATCCCTAGGAATCCGCTTCCCAGCTTCGTACATTGCAATTGCCGATACCGAAATCCCGTTATCGCTTGCAACTTTTTGCTGTGTCTTTCCCGCCTCATTTCTCAATTCAGTAAGGCGCTGACCAATTTTTTCTTTACTTACCATAGTATGCACCTCCTTTGTTCACTAAAAGTGTATCATGTTTTGTCGTTCTTGTAAACACTTAACGTGAACTTTCTCGTTGTGATTTTTCACATAACGTGATAATATATAGAAAAAGGAGTGTGATAATCATGGATTTTTCACAGCGATTACGAGAATTACGAAAAGAGCGTGGCTTAACTCAAGAAGAACTCGCCAAAGAGCTAGAATTAGCTAAAAGCTCTATCAGTATGTATGAAAACGGAAAGCGGAAACCTAGCTTCGAAGTATTAGAAATGTTCGCTGACTTCTTTAATGTAAATCTTGATACGCTCTATGGTGCCTCTCCAATCAGTAAAGATTCTTTTAAATGCACCCCTGAAGAAGAAACGATGATTAAAAAATTTCGTCGCTTAACCCCGACTGGTAAACAATCCGTATTAGCTATCCTAGATATTCAGTATGAAGCCGTTGCTCCAAAGGTCAAGAACGACGAGGTAATTTAATCATCGTTGACTTTGATGCTCATTTAATAAAGTAGGGATGCTTATGTTATTGTCAGATATTCTGATTGTATTGTTAATTGTAGTTTTTATAGGCTTAGTATTTTGGGCCGTCCCGACATCTTATTTTATATTATTTACTGTATTAGCTGTCTGTACCATTGTTTTTTTATTTCTTGTTGAAAAGCTTTTAACGCTAAAAGAGAAAGTTATTTGCGCAATAAAATCACTGCATCTTTTAAATAAGCTATTTTACATTAAGCAATGTGTAGAAAATTATATTAGCCAATGGTCCGGAGCGTTCCTCTACTCTCACTGGGTGAAGAATAAATTCGTTAATTTTCTACTGAACTTAATTGTGTATGGAATTTTTTGGTCATTGATACTATATTTGATGATTGCTGTTGTATTTCATCTAGCAGTAGGAGCTTTATTCTGTATTGCTACTATTGTTATTTTTATGATTTTAGGATATGTACTACTTTTTATTCATGATTTATTTTCTTGATTCCTTTTTTAAGGAGCTGATTCTTTATGAAAAAATTTTTAATTTCGCTACTATCTTGTTTATTGCTGACTTCCGTTGCATGGGCCAATTATTTTGATAACTACCCCAAGCGCTTTGTTAGCTATGATTCAACATCAAGATTCAAGGCATACATTGATATGGATTCTGTAAATGTCGTTCGTTATGATCCGCCTTATTACGAAATACAAGCTACTACCTATTATTTTGATTATGTCTTACATGGAGGCATGAAACGTTCCATGCTGTTTTACTACGATTATGATAAACAAACAATAGCATATCAATTACAATCCCTTTATGAATGTGATGAAGAAGGCAATGTTGGTCGCGGCGGTCCTTCTTCCATAACTACTATAATCCCATTCAAAAAATATAGCCCAGGCTATCTTGCTGGCGAATATGCTTTTATTAAAGCCTATCAGATTCCATTTACTAAGGAATTATTGTATTTAGCTAAATCAAAATGAATGGAGGCATTGACATGTTAAAAAAAATATTATTTATGTCGTTTTTATGCTGCGCTCTAACAATTCCCTGCTTGGCTACTAATTGGCAAAAAGTACCATCTCCACCCAATAAATTAAATATTCATCAAGTATATATTGATACGGATTCTATCAGGAAAAATAGTAATTCTGCTGTCTTCAATATAAAATATGTATTTAATGATAACTCTTATGACATTATGACTATATATATGACTTACTCCAGAAAGGTTAAGCCTATCTCATTTATCGAATGTTCCCCCAATGATTACCTAATGAAAGCCTCCCCGGTTAATTCTGCCTATACATCATTAGGCAAAAAGAACAGCGTTTTTTCTCATATCTACGATATGATTTTTGGTTCTATTTAATTTTTTTATTAAAAAATCCCGCATCCTGCGAACCAGGACACGGGACACGCCAGCGGTATTGCAGTACTACTGGCAAGTGTAAATCATCTAAAAAGATACTTGGATTTAGGCTGATTCACGGTACCATTATATCATGAATCAGCTCCATTCGCCTACGAAAGGACTGATTTTTATGTCAACAAATGCTGTTATCTACGCCCGCTTCTCGTCGGACAAACAAAGAGAAGAATCCATCGACGGCCAGATTCGCGAATGTAAAGCCTTCGCCCAGGCCAATCAGTTAAATGTCATCGCCATTTATATTGACCGGGCCATGTCAGCCCGCACAGATCACCGGCCGGACTTTCTGCGAATGATTAAAGACAGCCGGTCTGGGGCCTTCGATTATGTCCTCGTGTACCAGCTCGACCGCTTCTCCCGCAGCCGCTATGATAGCGCGATTTATAAGCATGAGCTGAAGAAAAACGGCGTCAAAGTATTATCGGCCAAAGAAAATATCACTGATTCGCCGACGGGCATCATGCTAGAAGCCATGCTCGAAGGTTATGCTGAATACTATAGCGCTGAGCTGTCGCAGAAGGTCCGCCGCGGTATGACGGAAAACCTGCTGGAACATAAATGGAATGGTAGCCCTGTTCCCCTGGGATACGCCTTAGACGCAAACCATCGGCTTGTCATAGATCCGGATATGGCACCTCATGTAAAGGCCCTTTTCGAAATGTTTCTGGCCGGTAAAAGTTACGCCGAACTTGCGCGGTATCTCGATGAAAAGCATATACGGACCGTCACAGGCCGAAAGTATACCGGCCCAACGGTCCATAACTTGATGAGTCGACAACTCTATACTGGCACTTATACCTGGGGTGGCCAGGTAATTGAGGATTTTTGCCCGGCCATCATATCGAAAAGCGATTTTTCCCGCGCCTCCTTGCGCATGGCCAATCGGAAAAGAACTGCCAAAGACGGCATCCCTATGAGCGTGCGCCGCAGTCCAGAGTACGCATTAACTGGCATCATCTACTGTGGCGAGTGCGGCCGTACCATGACCGGTTATTCCGGCCGGGGACAGAATGGTGATCGTTATTACTATTACCGCTGCAATAGCAACAACAACCGTTGTCGTCAGACGGAAAAAATCAAATGTAAGAATCACCCTATTCGCCGCAATCGCCTGGAAGACTTGGTATTGCAGACGACAGTCAATATCTTGTCCGACAAAGAAGCAGTGGCGGCCATTGCCGAGCAAGTATCCCGCATCAAATTGGAAAACCCCTATGCCTCTGAGCTGTCCAATATCAAGTCACGGCTTGCGGATCTGAAAAAACGACATGACAATTCTGTAAAAGCCATCGAAGCCGGCGTCATGTCTCAAGCCATTATGGACAATGTCTGCAAGTATGAGGCTGAAATGGACAACTTAAAAGCACGGCAGGAAAAAATCAAGCTTGCCACCCCGTCCCTGCAAATCGACCCGGTCGCCGTCGAATATTTTCTGAAAAGCCTATTGCTAAATAAAAAACAACACGATAAATACCGCCTCGATCTTTTCGAAGCTTTCATCCATCGCGTTGTCGTCTATCATGATAAAGTTGAAATCCAGTACAACTACTTGCCTGGACATAAACTCGAAAACCCGATAACGACGCCGCTACCGGGTTGTTCGAATTTAAATAAAGTGGTGGTCCGCAATGTCATTAATTCTAAACCAATTCATTTCACCGAAAGCTATTTCTATATTCTTTGTTCTGCTTAATTTCTCAATTTTCGTTTCGAGAACTGGAATTTGAGGCAGGATGCGGCCTGCCGACGTTTTTGTATATTGTGCGTCTATTACAACGTCAACAGAAAACGAATGTTCTCGAACGTTTTGTTGTACAACATGAAAGAAATAAGGCCGGTACTCACGGTATCGGCCTTTTATCTACCGGTTTACTTCTTTTAAAAAGATATTCTTGGGTTTATCTCCCGTTGTATCAACAAGGTATGGGAACGATTTGCCATTACGGTGCATCGTGAGCAGGTCGGGGCAAATGCAGCCGTTAGCTAATTCGATAACGTCTTGATCAAACCCGTTCTTGACCATTTTAGCCCCTTCCGGAAGCTTTACTTCTATTTCATCGTAAAGCCCCGGCTCTTGTGCAGGGTGCCATGAAAACACTTCATTCAAACCTTGGTAATTATAGTTTTTGTAAATTTTCATTTTACCGTCTCCTTTCAATTTGCTCTTGGGCTTCCTGCCCTTTTCTTAATTACATTGTACTACATGTAGTACAATTTGTCAATTCTTTTCTGATTTTTCTTTGCAAGCTTCTTGAATATAAGAAGCCATACTCATGTTGTGAGCGGCGGCCCACGCCTTTATTTTATCTTTAGTCCCCTTGGGCACGCGAATTGTGATAGACTCGTAGTTCGCTTTGAGCCATTTTTGATTTGCTTTTTTTCTGCTTTCTTCCATATTTCATCCCTCCTGTTAAAAAATCAGCCCCGCCGATTTCTCGACGGGGTCGACGGAATATTTTACATGCCGTCTTTTGCCTTGAAAGCCACTACAGCTGCCCCTAATAAATCTTTTTTAAATGTTCTCCATTCTCGGTGGTCAATCCACCAAGATGCAGAATCTTTCCTATAGTAGGATTCGACAAAGCCATTGAGAAAATCTGCGAAATCATCTCCAGCGCCCTTGCGAATCGCTGTTTTTTCTTTTTCGAACTTCTCAATTAATTCTTTTCGAATCTTATTCGCCCAGGAAATTTGCTTTTCTGAGCCTTTTAATTCCGGAAGCTCATGTCCTTCAGCGAATGCCTTTTCTTCAGTCTGTTTTTCTGCTTTGTAACAATCAGGGCAAAGACCATATTCTTCAAAATATTTAATTTTTCGTTCTCGTTCTTCGGCTTTGCCGAAGACTTCAATAGTTCCTTCGTGACCACAGCTGTACTTAATGTTTAATTTCATAATTATCGTCTCCTTTCAGCTTCCTTTGGGCCTCTTGCCCTTTCCTTGATTATATTGTACTGCACGTAGTACAATATGTCAAGGGCTTTTTCGCAAAAAAGAGCCGAATTATAATAAAAATAACAACAAAAAGGAGCTGTTGAACACGCAACAGCTCCTTTTTGCTCGATCAGTATCTTACTAATCAACGTTACAATTTCAATCCACATGGTCCGGTAATTTTCCGGCCAATACTTACTTATAGTATAGCACATCTCGCAAAATTTGCAACAAAAAAATAGCCCCGGCCACACTTGTGGCCGGGGACTTGTTACATTATCATAATGTGATATTATTTTATCAACCAACCAAAAGAATCCCTGCTGTAACGGCCCAGATATCCCGCTGGCGTTTTAAGCGGGCTTCTTTTTTTGTCATGTCATTGATTTGTTCGGTCAATGTCTGCAAAGATTCTTTCTGCCTCTGTAATTCGTTGTTGGCTTGAGTCAATGAGACGCTGGCTGTCTGCAACGAGTTTTTTGTTTTCGTCAACTGTTCGTTGGCTGTTGTTAATTGAGTCTGCAACTTCATCGAGTTGCCGTCGAGCTTGTTCAATTTCATCTGAAGCGTTGACAAGTTGCTCTCTAGCTCTCTGATTGTCGTCTTTAATTGATTGTACTGTACGGCCGACATCGTGATTGTCGCTGGCTGCTTGTCTGTCGTAGTGCCGGTACACCATCCAGCCCCCGGTAAGAGCAACCAGAAGCAACAACAAGCAAGCAATGATAAGTGTTTTATTTTGTTGGACAATGGCTTCAACTTCCTTTCTCTGCGGCAGATACAATAAGATCACCTCCTACATATACCATTCATTCATATCCAGTCCCCAATCCCAGCCATCAATGCGGTCATTGGCTGTGTACTGCCATCCTGCCAGCGGCAGGCTGCAAACTTCGCCGTAATCGCAGGTAGAATTGTACTGGTTGTACCAAATCGGGACGTAGTCAGCAAGCTCATTGGTGGCGATATAATCCCGCAATGCGTAATAGCCGGCATAAATCCCAGCAGCCTGTCCAGCAGCATTTAATTCAGAGATGAAGGCGGAACAACGACCCGTTGGATCATCTACGCCCGTCAGCCAATCAACCGGAGACGGCAGGCTTTTCGGGTCGTCTTCGATGTCATACCAAATACCGAGAGGCGGCGTTTCTCCGCCGAGCAGGTTAAGCATTTCTTGCGCTTCGCAGCGGGCATCGTCCGGAGTCCATGCGTGGGTATAGCAGTAGACGCCCCAGGGCAGGCCATGCTGCCGACATTCTGCGACGAAATCGTACACGCAGTTTGTCGGTTTCGTCCCGTTGAGTGCTTTGATGATGACGCCTTTGACGCCTGCTGCGACGAGGTCGTCAAAGTTAATTCCTTCTTGCCAATCGGAAATATCAACTACTTTCATATGTAAGCCTCCTATTCTACGATGTACCAATCATCACTAAGCATGTCCGCCTGGCTAGCAAGCCAGCCAAGCTGCACGCCCTGATTGCCCACAAAAGCAATGGCCTTATTGCCCATGGTATTGTGACCTACATTGATTCCTTCCCCCTTGGCGTTAATGTAGCTGACGCTAGTAGCCAATTCGATGTATTGCCCCTTTCCGTTCCAGTTAGACCGTGCGCAGCGTTCACCATTCTTTACTGCTTGGATAGCTTCGCCGAAAGTCATGCCAGTCGTTTTTACTTCTTCGTATGTCTTTTTGAAAATATCCGGTTTGCAAGGGTACTGTTCCCCCTTAACGCCGGTAATGACGTAATCACCAGCGGAGGCTTTCATGTCCCCTTCGAGTGTGTGGATTACTTTTTCTTCGTTGGTTCGGTATGCTTCAATAATGACAGGCTTTTTGCGATATTTCATGTACATGTCCTCCTAGTCTTTTACACAGTAATTTTCCCATTTCTTATATACGTCGACATAAGTTTCGTCTTTATCGCTATTGTGTGTAACTTCGTAGTACATGCCATCTGATACTGTCGTAGATACCAAGGCTTTCCAGTTCTGTAAAGTTTTACACCACCATACAACGTATACGTCATCAAGTGTAATCTGTTTTTTGTCGGTAACATCAACGTGAGAATTAAAATAGTCTTTTACAATTTTGCGTGCGGTTTCTTGCATCGTTCTTTACCTCCTTCGATAAGGGCATCGTCCCTGGCGCCGAGTTGAAGCGCGAGTCCATGCCATACTTTGTCCAGGCTGCTTTTGCCAGGCCCACGATACCGGCCAAGCCGCCGGCCACGGCAGATACGCCGGACCAGCAACTCATGAGTTCAAATCTCGTACCATTTAGTGCATTTGACCAGTACCCGTAAAGCCAGCTACATAAAATCAAGCAAAGAAAAGTCATCATGATGACGGACAACATGATGACTAAAGCCAGCCAATTTTTTTCTGCCCAATGTCCAAATTGGACAATCTTTTTCATAGCACCCCTCCTAATGCCGAAAATAATCAACAATAAAAGATATGATACCGCCGATAATGCCAGCGATGACATACATCGAATTGATGCGATGATGAGCCGAGCGGCCGCGCTGATCTGCGATGATTGCCAATTCTTTCGTAGCCTGAAATTGCTCTTCTAATTTTTTCACTGTATCGAGCGCCTGTTTAGATTGTGTTTCAAGTCGACTCATGCGTTCGAGAACTTCAGTCTGGAAATCATGTTCGCTCATACGCTCTCTCCTACATACCCTTTCACTTCGTCTTCGTTATAGCCTAGCCTTAATAGCTTGCAGTTGGTATCTACCTTATATTCATACTGATACCGAATATTATTCTGCTCATCGACGACTATTTTATGGGTATCATCTGTTAAGCCGTCCCCTGCTATTTCGCCTGTGTTAAACCATGCGTGCATTGTGTCCAGCAGATTGCGGAAGGCTGGCCGCCACTGTTCTTTAGGGAAATTCTTGCGAATATATTCATAGTCTTCTTTTGTGTTTAAAGTTTCTGGGAATCCTACCATTTTAGTACCTCCTATGTAAATGCGTAATACATGCCAACTTGTTTGATTGTAGCGACAAAGGGAATCTGGTCTTTATATTTCTTTACTTGTTTAATCAGCACTTTACTACCCGTAAATGTCACGTACAGATTACCATTTAGGCGATACTGTAATTTCAGACATTCGCCATTATTTTTCGTACTTTGCGTAATCATTTGCCCCGTCACTACGATTTCTTGATTCAAGATTTCAGATAGCTTTTTCTTCTCCCCATCCAGGGCAGTTTCATCTGTCGCAAATTCGGAGAATTTATGTATGTTTTCCAATATTTACCATCTCCTTTAGCTCATCTAATTCCATTCGTATTGCCAGATTATGCGTCTTAGCGTGTTTCAACCAGCCATAAGCACTAGCTATTTGAGCCATAGCCCTGTCTTTATCTATGGTTCCACCTTCCAAACGTCGCTTAACGGTACGCATACGACGGCGTATTCTTTTTGCTGTTGATTTTCGCACCAGGATTTTTCCGTTCGGGAAATGGCGATAGCCTAAAAAGTCCAAGCCTTGCCATGTATGGAATAGCGACAGCTTGCTTAGTTTCATGTCCAATCGTTCACGGATGAATTGTTTTACTAGGGACATGACCTCATTTAGCGCTGTTTTGTCGTTGCCAAAAATGATGAAGTCATCGCAATATCGAACATATGCTCTGCAATGCAATTCATGTTTGACAAACATGTCCAACTCATTAAGTACCAGATTCCCAAACCACTGACTTAGGAAGTTCCCAATGGGGACATTCTTTTCGGTATGTGTACTATCAATAATGTCATCCAACAAGTTTAATACTTCATTGTCTTTGATTTTATGACGTATGACCGCTTTTAAAATGTCATGCCGGATAGATGGATAGAACTTGCTAATGTCGCCTTGTATACAATATTCGTACTGGCGGACGAATTGCATACACCGAATACTGCCTTTATGTTGCCCTTTCCCTTTTCGACATGCATAGCTATCATAGATGAAGAGTGAATCCCATATAGGAGCCATCACATTGATGATAGCGTGTTGTACAATTCTGTCTGGATAAAAAGGCAAGATGTAGATAGTACGGTGTTTCGGTTCATAAATTTCCTTTGTCCGGTATTCTGCGGTATGGAACGCATGATTCATGAGCATTTTTTGTAATCTTTCGAGATTTTCTTCTTTATGAGCATCAACTCGTTGAATTTGTTTTTGCCATGTCTTCCCCTTCCTAGCATCATGATATGCCAATTCTAAATTGCCCATTGCATAGATTTTATGGTAAAGGTTCCCATATCTTTTCATGCAAAGCCTCCTATAAAATTCGCCTGTGACGTTCATTTGCATTACTAGCCCCAGGCGTTTCCCGTTGTGTATTTTGGCATTATCGCCAGGGCATATAGACCAGCCGTTGGGATTATGGCACGGACACCTATTTATTCCCGACGTATCGGACGCACCACGTGCCCCATTGCTCCTGTTGCGTTGCGTGGAGAAATTGTTGCAATTCGTAGAGCGTGAGCTGCAATTCGCACTGTTGCTCCACCAGCTGCCGAATAGAACGTGACGTAAAAAGCCATAGCACGAGCCGTGGAAGCCTATATGCCTATTTCATTTATTAAATATCCAGTTAAATTTCAGGTGCCAGCGGCTCGGACGCACCACGCGCCCCAAAGCCCCCGTCGCGACGCGCGGAGAAACCGTAGCAAGCCGTAGAGCGCGAGCCGCAATGCGCACCGTCGCTCCACCAGCCGCCGACAAGAACGCGACGCAAAAAGCCACAGCACGAGCCGCGCTTAGTGCTATCAATGTCACTATTGTATACCGACAAGTCACTCCAACTATACCCGTCCATATACATATTATTGCCGCTGTGGGACGATGACATGGATTCAAGTAAGTCTTTACCCCATTGCCACATATACCCAGCTGGTTCTTCAATACCATAATTGCTAATCATGCGGCGTCCTGATGTAGTCACATGACCACCAGTCGTATTGTAATCTTTCGAGCCGCTGATATTGACGCCTTCCTCGATTCCTTTTGCAAAATGCATGAAGTCTTCACGGGACGGTAAATGCTTCCCTATTTCAGCAAAGCGTTCGACAAAAAGTTCGCCATGGAATTTCGGTGAACTTTCACCGTCACAGATGACGCCATTGTAGGCAGATACCAATTTACTGCCATCCCATGATGCAAGGTAAATATCAATCCAGCGGCGGCCATCAAAAACCATACCTTCTGGGGATGAGATGGGACGATGACGTAAGTCCCATACGCTGGCCGGCAGAATATCCCCTGCGACATATCCAGACAAGGGATGACCGCTAATCGTTCCGACATCGGCACATTCGCAGTGGAAACCTCCCACTTTACGTGAATTTGTCGCTGTATACCCAGTTGGAACAGTACTGTTAGCTGACAGTACGATTTTCGGCACGGATGTATCCGTTTGACATGCGTAGATATAAAAATCCTTACCCTTGCGGTTCGCTGCCGTTGCGTATATGCTGTTGTCCCAGGCCGCAGTTTTTGATATATCAATCGTGCTGCTGCTTTCTTGGATGAAGCCCAGATTCCCGACGTTGACGTATAAGTTGCTAGGAACCGTCAAAATCGTCTTTGTCCCGCCAAAGCAGCTGTCACGCATATAGCAGACCGGCAGTGCTGCAAACGAGCGAGAGATTAATTCTGTTGCTGTGACAGTATCAATCGTTGCCGTCTTCCCGGTCAATGTTTTAATATCAGCGGTTGTCCCTGTAATCGAATCAATCGTCGCCGTCTTCCCGGTAATGCCGTCAATGTTTGCACCTCCCCAGTGTTTTTCAGACGTGCCCAGGTTCCCTTCCCCTGTTGCTCTTGGTACAATGTTTCTAGTTGCCATTCGTTATCCTCCTATGAAATGATGATACGCGGCATGATATCGCCGTTGCTGTCTAGTTCAAAGCGTGATGAATACGTTGGGCTGATAGTAGGCATCAGGTTTCCAACTTCGTCGATTTCAAAGAAATTTTCTCCGTCAAGGGTAACTTTTACCCAGTATGCCGATGACGACGGGATTTCACCTTTTACAGTTGTCCCTATACACCTATAAGCATTTCCGTCAGTATATGCCACAACGTCCGGGTAATTATACGTGTTGGCTGCGTTCCATGCTTTCGCACTTGCTGCATAAGCTGTCGCCGAATAATTGCCCGCTTCTCTTGCTTTTTCAATAGCAATGAGTGCTTGCTTAGTGGCTTCGTCAGCTTGTAATAACGCTCTTTCATGCTCATTAGCTGATTTCTGAGCTTCGTTGGCTGATTTTTCAGCATATATCAGCGCCAAAGACGCTTGTTTCGCTGCTTCAACAGCACTGATAGGTGCTAAGTTCGCACGATAAATCGTTTCTTGCAGCATCATGACTATCCAGTCCATCCCTTTTTCAATTAGTGAAAAAGGGATTTTATCCGGCAGGTCAATATTGTTTTGTAGCGGTGTTTCTCTTGACAGGCGTATTCTCATGTTTGAGCTAATCGCGTTGCCCTGTACCGGATAGGTATATACATTATTTGTGCTATCAAATTTAAAGTTGGTCGTTATTTCCGTTTCCATCCCTGTTTCATCCACTAAATATCCATGTATATCAGATCCTGTCCGATACGGATACGGGTAGGGAAATATTGTTTGTTTACCATCTCCTTTATAGGTAATATTTACTTCTGTAGCTTGAATCATTGTTTATCAGCTCCTTTCTTTTTAGACTTATTCTCCTTCGCCCGTTCTTTCTCCGTTTTATAGCGCCGGTCGAAGATTACGGCGTTGGCCAAGGCGGCCAGGATGCGGTCGGTGTCGAAAATACTGAAGCGCATGAGCGCCCAGAAGCCATCGGTCAAGGTGTCCGGCAATCCGACAAAGCGGTTCAAAGCTCGGTTTGCGGCACGAGCTACGTCGGTGGCGTCATTGTTCTTTGATTTCGCAGCTTTCAGGGCTTTCATACCTTCATCCAGTGACGATACGGCTAAAACATTGCCGCTGTCGTAGTTCGGCAGCCCGAACATATGATTCCCTAAAATTTCGGCAGCATCGCGGACGACCGGGATGCCTTGGACGGTGTTGCTTATCATTTTGACGCCCATCTTTTTCAAGAGTTTATCCAAATCATCACCCGACACGGCCGAGCGATACAGCTGTTCAAATACCGAGTTCAGCACGACCCAATAGAGCATTGCATTAAACATGGCCATTCGGTTCCCGGACTTCCATTTATAGCCGGCATCAATGAGGGCGTTCATGACCGTATTGCAGTACGAATAAAACGGGGTCAGCTGTGCACCGAGTCCGTTCTTTCGTTGTATTTCGGCCTGGTCTTTTACCATGCCGGAGCCAAGAACGTCGCGAACGGCCTGGTCTGCGTCAAAAAGTGCCTGGTCCCGCATAACGTTTTCGTCGGTTTTGCCGGCTTCAATCTGCTTACGCAGCGATTCGTCATACTGGAATTTCCAGAGGGCCAAGCTGCACATAAGGTCTGTTTCTGTGATGAAGAAATAGCCATAGCGGTTTATTGCTTCTTTTGCCATGTGCGCCTGGCGCCCGGCGCTGTTGATATTCTGCGGCATGTTGAGACGCATGTTCTGTTGAATGTCGCGGTCAATGGTATTGATTCGGTCTGCCATAAATGGCGAGTGTTCCATAACAAAGCGGCGGTTCCGGTTGTACGTCGGCGTTCCTTTGTAGAAGCCAATGCCAAAGTTCACCATTGCTTTTACTGTGTTCCATGCCCCTATGCGGTGCATCATGGGCAACAGATTCAAGAGGTTTAAGGCTGCCGTACTGGTCCGGTAGGCCATGACAGCGAACGTCGTATTACGGCGCATTGTTTCCAGCATACGGGAAATTTTATCCGTCTTTTGAACATCCGTCTTCCAGCAGTCTTTCGCCCATTGCTTGAGGGCTGCGTAGGTACGCATACCATAATTTTCCTGGACGGCCGCTTCCACATCCGGGTGTGATACTAATTTGTATACATCCGTGACAGCTTCACGCATACAGATATGGTGAATGGCTTCATTGACTGCCGAGGGCCAGACGTCGAGAGATTTATAGATAATCTGATTGTTTACCCGTTTGGCGCGTTTCTTCGTGCTGCCCATGCCAATTCCCATGGTCGATGCTCCGGAGAGCTGCGTTTTGACAATGTCGTCGAGTTCAATCTCATTTGTCCGCATGGTCAGCTGCGGATCATAGACAATGGGATAGTAGCCCCCGCTTACTTTTCGCCCATTTATAGTATAGGCTTTTGCTTTGACCCTTCCCATTCCCGCTCCGTATAATCTTTCCTGGACTTTATTTCGTTCCGGCCAGTACTGGTCTAATTGCTTCCAGACGGCCTCCAGAAAGTCCAGGTCCTTATCTGTCAGGGCACTGGCGAAGACGTCCTCAATGGTCGCTTCATTGGCTTTTTGTGCTTCATTCTTGACGGTCCGGTTGGCTTCGTCAAGGACACGCTGCCGGCCTTCTTCGTTGCCCCAGTTTAGGGCCATGACGAGGATCTTTTCTTTTGTGAACCGGTCCACGCTGCCCAGGGAGTACTTTTTATCGCTGCGGATATGCTGCCATTCTTTGTCCGTGTAGATATGGTAAATCTTGGCGAATTCATGGCAGGCGTCCTGCTGCATCGAGAGTTCCCGGCGGCAGGCTTTATCAATAGGACGATAGATAAACTGCATCCATTCCGGTCCCATGTTCCGCAACAAGGTTTCTATTTTCGTCAGCGATAAGAGGGCATCGCTCAGGATTCCCTTGCCCCGGTCCTTGCGGGTCCGGTCGTTCTGTTCCTGTTCGGCGTTCCATCCTTCCTTATGCGGGAGAGACTTTGCCAGGCGTTCGGCAGCGTCTGCAATGGCGACGACGTTGCCGTCATCGTCGAGAATGGTATTGGCTTCATAGTCGCGGCGCGATACTTTGTTGACGGCGCGAATGGCTTCGTTAATGTCTCTAAATTGTTCCATTGTCAGGTCTTTGTCGTATTGAATACGGTCTTTGCCGTCGACAATGGCACGGATCCACGGTGCCACCATGGCGTCTGGGTTCGGTGCCGTGTCCTGTCCCGTAGCGTAGTCCGGCGAAAGGTCCCTATAAATGTAGTCCCAGTTCAATGGTGCCGGGTTGCCGTCCTTATCCAGCGGCGGCCGCCCGTCGCGGTCTGTCATGCCCAGGTTGTATGCCAGGTGTTGGATAAAGTACCGTGCGTGCGGTCCCATGCGGACCGGGTTGTCGGTACGGCCGAGCTGTTTCAATATGCCTTTAATGCCGTAGATTTCCTGCCCGTTCATGTCGAGGGAGCCGCTTTCACCG